CAACCACTCTTGCAGGAAAAGCGTATCTTGAAGGTGTTGGGGAACAAATACTGTTAGCGTTAATCCCTACAACGCAATCCGGCGAGTATCTGCATGTTTCTTTTAACGCATGGGGATTCACTCCTTTCGGACAAGTTGAAAGTCATGAGCAGTTCACTAACTGGACGCTAATTCATATTGGACGTGACAATCTCGATAATGGAGATGCTTTTGACTATACCTTTGTTGATTACACCTCACAGACTGGGCATGAGATTCGGTCAAGACCGTTCATGCGTATATATGAGTGCCAGAGGCAGAACAAACGTCCAGAGTGGACGCGGAAAAAATCCACTCAGAAATATTTCAGTGGGGAACTCTATTAGACCGTATTTGGATAACGACGCGGTGATTTGGGGGTAATGAAGCTAAGGCGCCAGACTAATCAACGCGTTGACATTGGCGGTCACTAATTGAGGATTTCTATAAGAACTCGTTGATCGCCCCTCTTCCCTACCCACCAACCTCATACACTCCAGGCGCGGCAAGGCTTTTACGCACATAACACCCACAAGAAAACAAATAAATAACACATCAACGAAAAGTCAACGCTTTACCCTGATTTGGTCTCAAAAATTGACGTTTTGCCATGTCACTTCTTATATCCGTTAAGCAGCGTACCAGAGACCAACACCCTGCGACGAAAACGCCAAAAACGACTCCTGATACCACCACAAAACAGACACGCTCAGAATGGCTCTCGTTGCGTTTAATGAGTATATAAACAAATTGTTTTAGGCGATAATAAAACAACAAAACAAGATAACGAAGAAAAGGAACTGCCATTACCCACACCCAGGCAATACCCACCTCTTCCTGCCAGGCTACCGAAAAGACCAACCTCATTGCCCCAGGCTACCGACCACATGAAGCAAATCTCGACCACCACCAAAAAGCGGCGAGAGAAAGCCAGTTTCTCTGAACGCCATTCCCCAATACACGGAAGAGAATACCCGGGAAGAAACTCCAGACAAGACCAGGCCAGAACAGACCCCGGCGCCATCTCGTTTACCTACTCTTACCCCGAAAGAAAACGCAACTTCCTGATAAGCAGGGAACGCCATTACTTCACATGCGGAAAACGACAACAGACCAGAAATGGATTGGCCCCTATATTTCCATACACTTTTTATCACTTAACCCATGACTGGTT